AAGCTATTAGAGGAAGAACCTATCGAATATAAAAAATCAGAAATATCAACTCAAGAGGATGATCCTTTTAGAATCATAGAAAATAATTTAAATCAAACAAATGACATTGGCATGAATTGTAGATTAGGAATGTATGCAAATAAAACAATCTATGTGAATATTGATGACGCAACTCTAAAAACTGTTGATTTTAAACATGAGGATTTAAAACTTAAAAAATCACCCAAATTACCAAATCAGTTGGAAACATTTCCAACTCGATTAATGTTGAGAGTTCTAGATAAAGGTGCATTACAAAAGGGATCAAAGAGAAAGGAAATTCAAAGGGAGAATGAGCTTGCCATCTATCAAAGTAAGTCCT